AACGGCGCGGCCAGCTATAGCGTGAACAACCGCACCTTCTCCGCGCTCAACATGCGAGACCTCGAAGCGGCGATCACCACCTACACGCAGCGAGTCAACCGTGCATCGCAAGGCATGTTCGCGGTCGGTCGATTCAATAAACCACGATAATGGCACGCGACTTAAAATCTCGACTTGCCACCGCCAAGGCCAGGCTGGAACTGGCAGAGGTGTCGTTGCGTCTCGACCGCATCAAAGCGGCCAAGAAAGTTACCAAGGTCGCACTCTCCGCGTACAAAGCTGCGGAGCGAAACCGCACGAACCGCGACTGGCGTTCCCCGAACATCTCAGCCGACGCCGCGATCATCAACGACGCACCGACCATGAACCCGCGCGCCCGCCAGATGGTGCGCGATGACAGCTACGCACAAAGCATTGTCCGCGCGTTCAAGCGTAACGTGGTCGGCACCGGCATTCACCCATCGTTTCAAGCAGCGAACGAAAACGGCAAGACCTTCGACCTCTACAACCGCACCGCTGGCAACGAGTGGCACGACTGGTCAACACGGGCTGACCTCGTGGACGTGGAAGGCCGTCGCACATTCATTGATATCCAAGCGTGGGCGCTCAGCGAAATCATCACCGTGGGCGAGGCGTTCATCGTCTGGACTTACGACCAGGCACGGCACGAGCAGAACGGTGAACTTGGCCTTGTGCTTCGATGCGTCGAATCAGACCAACTCGACACCACGCCCATCAGCTACGGGGGCAACGAAGTACGCGGCGGCGTCGAAGTGGACATCAACGGCAAGGCTGTCGCTTACCACTTCTGGACGCGGCACCCCAACGACGTGGCAGGCACTGCATCGAGCGGCAACTGGAACCCGTCCGACCGACTCTCCGATACGTGGGACACACGCGAAGCGAACGAAAAGGGCAGCTACGGCAACTCGTACATGCAGCGATCCGTTCGCGTGCCGGCCGAGTTCGTGCTGCACGTCTATGAACCTGATCGCGCAAGGCAGACGCGTGGCGTAAGCCGCATGGCATCAGTGCTGCAACGGCTCCGCGATGTAGGCCAGTTTGAGTACGCAGAACTTCTCAAGGCCCGCGCTCAGTCGTGTATCGGCATGGCAATCACAAGCTCACTCGGCAACCTCGATTCCTACGGACTTTCCAACAGTTCCGGTGAAGGCGCATCGACCGACTCGGATGGCAATGACGAGTTCGCCATGCAGCCGATCATGACCGCCCGGCTATCGCCCGGCGAGAGCATCCAAGCATTCACGCCCACCTCGCCCGGCGGCCAGTTCACCCCTTTCATGATGCAGGAACTACGGGCAATCGCGGCGGGTGTGGGCCTGAGTTACGAGCAGGTCGCGCGCGACTTCACCAACGGCACATACAGCAGTCAGCGGCAATCGTTCCTCGAAGATCGCCGCGAGTTCGTGCCATTGCAAAACATGCTTTCGGCAAAGCTCTGCCAGCCAATCGCGCGGCAGTTCGTGACGTGGGGCACCCTCGAAGGTCGCTTACCCGGCGCGAACATCCCGATGGCAATGCGGTGCTACGTCGATTGGCGCGGCCAAGGTTGGGATTGGGTTGACCCCGCCAACGAAGCCGATGCGAACGACAAAGCGCTTGCTCTCGGACTCGAAACGAAGCAACGCATTCTGGCGGAAAAGGGACAGGACTGGCGCGAGGTTGCGATTCAGCGGGCGGAGGAGTCCGCTTTCGAGAGCAGCTTATCCGCGTCCAGTTCGTCCACTGAGGACACGTTCAACGGCGCTCAGGTCACATCAGCCGTTGCGGTACTCATCGGCGTTTCTGCTGGCACTTTGTCGGCAGACACCGCCACCGAAATGCTCATCCAGTTTTTCAAGTTGCCGCCAGACACCGCGCGGCGGATGGTCGTGGCTCAGCAATCTGTTCTGCAAATCCCGCAAGACGCGGCACCAGTTGACAGCGTGGAGGTGGCAGCATGATTCACCTCGCAACCGACACCGGCAGCAAAGTGAAAGTTGACCGCAAGACCGGCATCATCAGCGGTGTTGCGGTCATCACCGCAGGCATCGAAGCGCACGGGCACAACGCGCCTCCGTTCGTAACTGACGGCCTGCTGTTATCGCAAGTTGCCGCAGCCATCAACGCGCAGCCCGGTGGCGTCCGTTGCCGCATGGGACACGCGGAAGTTGCTGGCGTCGATGGCCTGCACGTTCTCGTCGGCAAAATCAAAAACGCTTACGTCGATGGCGATGTAGTGCGAGCCGACTTCTGTGCAGGCAAGGGCGCAGACAAAGAAGAAATCGCCCGCCTCATGTGGCTGGCAGAAGACGCGCCGGAAGACGCAGGTCTTTCCATCGTGCCGCAAGATTACGAATTCATCGAAGAGGACGGGGAATTACATCTGCGCGTGCAGAGCATGTTCGCCGTCGATTGGGTAGGCGTCCCGGCAGCGAACCCAGCCGGAATGCTGAGTAAACAACAGGGCCAAACGCCCGGAAAGGTTCAAGCTATGGAACTGAACGAAGCACAGATTGCGTTCCTCAAGGGCCTCGGGCTGGCTGATGACGCCACCCCCGAAGACATGAAGGCAAAGGTCGATGCTCTCGACGAAGAGCAAGCCGCATCATTCGCGGCACTGATGGATCATCCCGAAAAGGATGTGCCCATTGAAGATGAGCCGGTGGCCGAAGCTGCTGTTGGCGCGCCTGTCGCAGCCAGCAAAAAGGCGAAGGCTGCACCCGCGCTCAACAAGCAGGTGAAGGCATCGCTCGCAGAACTCGAAGAACTGGCAACCCTCGCTGGCTTGTCCAGCGACTGGACTCTTGCCGCGCTCAAGGCTGGCCCGTCGCCCGTCGAAGCACGCAAGCTCGCACTGGCCGAGAAAGCCAAGAAACACAAACACGATGGAGGTGGCGTTGTGATTACCGCCGGTGAAAACCTAAACATTGTCAGCCTGCGCCAAGCGATCCCCGATGCGATCATGTTGCGATCCGGCTACAAAATCGAAAAGACTCACGAACGCTCACGGATGCTTTCCGACCTTTCGCTGCTGGACATGGCCCGCCATTACTTCCAGTCGGTTGGCGTGAAAGATGCGTTCATGCTTTCGCGCGCTGCGGTGGCGAACCTGATTTCTCCCCGCCACTTCCGCAGCAAGTACCCGTCGCTCGCTCAGTCGTCCAGCGACTTCAGCAACATCCTGGCTGACTCGCAGAACAAGGCGCTGATGACGGCCTACGCCGAAGCTCCTTCGACATGGCAAATGTGGGCGAAGCGCGGCACCACGCCAGACTTCAAGTTGAATCGCCGCGTGCAGGCCAACGAACTGCCCAAGCTGACCGAGCGCAAGGAAGGCCAAGGCCTTGACTACACGAAGATCACCGACCGTGGCGAATCGTTCACGATCAAAGAATATCACGGTGGCCTCGCCATCACCCGCGTGGCGATGGTCAACGATGACCTGTCCGTGTTCAGCGACAACACGCAGAAGCTTGGGCGCGCAGCCCGCAGCCTCGAAGATGATGCAGCTTACTCAGCCATCAGCGGTGTCGGCCCGACGATGGACGACACCGGCAAGTTGTTCAACTCGACCGCACAGACCACCGCAGGCGGCCACACCAATTATACCTCCTCGGGTACTGCAATCAGCACGACCTCGCTGGGCGTTGGCTTCTCGGCCATGTTCATCCAGAAGGGCGTCAAGACTGGCACCGACTGGGCCGACGGCAGAGCGCTCGAAGCCATGCCCAAGTTCCTGATCGTCGCCAGCCCCATTCAATACATCGCACGCCAGGCCATCAGTTCTACGGAACTGTTGACCAGCGAAGCGTTGACTTCCGCAGGCGTCATGAAGGGCACGAGCAACCCGTTCCACAACTCGGTAACGGTCATCCCGACCACGCGATTGGCAACCACTTACGGCACCACTACCGCAAGCACCACCGCTTGGGTTCTCGCCACTGATCCGAACGACATCGCAACCGTCGAAGTGACCTTCCTCCAGGGTGAAGAGACTCCCGTTCTCACTCAGGAATCCGACTTCGACACCGATGACATGCGGTTCAAAGTTCGCCATGCAGTCGTTGGTACTCCCCTCGACTTCCGTGGCCTCTACAAAAACGTCGGCGCGTAATCAATCGAATTGACGCTGGTGCGGGAATGTCTCGCACCAGCCTTTCCCCTCCCGAAACACACAAGGATTTATTGCTATGAACAATTACAAAGGCACCGCCGACCGCCTCGCGTGGACGGCTGCATCCGTAGCTATCGCCAGCGGAGCCGTCGTCGTGGTTCGCACCGGCGCTACCGGCATGATCGGCATCGCTCTCACCGCCATTGCCGCACTTGGCACCGGCTCCGTAGCCATCGAAGGCGAGTTTGAACTGACCAAAAACACAACCTCCGGCGCTGGTGTTTTTGCCGTAGGTGCGATTCTCTATTGGGACGTGGCCGACGCCAACGTCACGACCCAGGCATCCGCAAACATCAAGATCGGCATTTGCACCCGTGTATCCGCCGCCGCCGCTACGACCGGTTTCGTCAAGCTCATCCCGAGCAAGGCCTAACCCATGCGTGCCGCACTGCTATCGGCTGGGCCGTCGCTCCAACACAGCTTCGACCCAGCCGCTTTATACGACCTTCGCATTGGCGTAAACACCGCAGTCCAGTTTCATAAGTGTGACTGGTGGGTGTGCGCAGACTCGCACCGATGGATTGATATCGAGGCCGCTGGCGTGAAGGGTAAACCGAAAGTGTTTGCCATCGACACGCAGCGAGACCGCACGATTTGCTTCGCCCCTGATAAGGCGAAGAAATTTAAGTTTACCGGATGGGACGAGGTGTTCGAAGCTACAGGCGCTTCGACCTCGTGGATGAGCAATAGCGCACCGGCGGCTCTCATCCTCGCCCACTGGCTTGGCGCGAAAGAGATTGATTGCTACGGCGTGGACATGGCCGGGCATCTCGACGCGACTGGCATCGTGGACGACTCGACCAGGCACCGCAACGAAACGCGATGGTCGCTTGAGCGAGGCATCTGGACGCTGATGGTTGATTGGCTCGCGCAGCGCGGAACAAAGGTGACACGAATAAATGGCGTTCTCTCTTGACAGGTTGACCCGCATCTTCTCCGCACACTTTGCGGAGGAGGT